CTCCCGTCTTATACGCAACAAAGCTTGTACTGTTTTCGCAATATGTACTGTCCGCGTTTTTCCTTTTCGAATATGCCGTCCTCGGTCAACTGCTGAACACGTCGAGAGCTGATTCCGAGCACTTTTGCCACAATTTTAGATGATACTAATTCGTCAACGATTGTTACGTTCGTCACAGTCTCGCCTCCTTTCAAAAGTTGACCGTTTTGAAGCCGAACAGCAGTTCGGAAAAAATAGTGTATATGACCGGCTCACAAATTGGTAAAACCCAGCTCATTAAAAATGTGTTGGGTTATTTTATTGATTACTTTCCATCACCAATTATGTTTATGCAGCCTACAAAAGATATAGCGAAGGAATTTTCGAAAACTCGTATTGCTCCCTTTATTCGTGATACGAAAGTACTGAACGATAAAATGGCCGATGTAAAATCTCGGGACAGTGGCAATACGGTATTGAATAAGACCTTTCCTGGCGGTTACCTAACATTAGTAGGGGCGAACGCTCCAGCAGATTTGGCATCTAGGCCAATTCGTGTATTACTGGCGGATGAAATTGACCGCTATCCAGCATCAGCGGGCACGGAAGGTGACCCTTTGAGCCTAGCAGAAAAGCGTACTAATACGTTCTACAATCGAAAGCATGTGTACGCATCTACCCCGTTGGCCAAAGGCACCAGTCGTATAGAAAAGTTGTATCTAGGTGGTACGCAAGAGGTATGGCACATTAAGTGCCCTGTGTGTGGTGAATATGTGTATCCGTCCTGGGATAAGTTCCACGCAGACGAGGATACAGGCAAGTACTACTTGGCCTGTGATCACTGCGGAACGCTATCCGAAGAGTTCGAATGGAAGAAACTTTACCGCGAAGGCAAATGGATTGCGGAAGCGCCGGAGAATTTAAAGAAGTACAATTGCCGAAGCTTTCACATGAACGCGTTTGGCTCTCCTTGGGCATCTTGGGGAAAACTGCAAGATAAATACGAGGAAGCAACCAAACTCGGGACGGCCGGCGTTAAGACGTTCTTCAATACTGAAATGGGTATTCCTTATGAAGAGGATACAGAAACCCTACAGTCTGAAGTGCTCTATGAACGCAGAGAAGACTACGGCGCAGAGTTGCCGGATGGGGTTCTACTCTTAACATGCGGTGTCGATACTCAGGATGACCGCTTAGAGTGTGAAATCGTCGGCTGGGGGAAAGATTATGAAAGCTGGGGTATACAATACTTCAGACTGTACGGAGACCCTGCTTATGATGCCGTATGGAAAGAATTGGATGATATTATTTTAAATCGTACATGGTCTTATGCCGATGGTAGAAAACGAGGCGTATCCGTTACGTGTATTGACTCTGGTGGTAGTAAGACCCAATCGGTATATAAGTACTGCTCAACTAGATGGCATAAGCGCGTGTACCCTATCAAAGGTGTAGGCGGCTCAGGCAAAGACCTGATTGACGGATTGCCTACAAAGTTGAAGAAGTACAAAACTAAATTATTTAAGCTCGGCGTAGATACGGGTAAGGAACAAATTTATAGTGATTTGAACCAAGAAAAGGGCCAGCCCAGGTATTGCCATTTCCCAAAAGACCATGAAAAAGGGTACGGGAAAAAATACTTTGAGGGCCTGTTGGCAGAAATGAAAGTATCTAAATTAGTTAATGGACATTTCAAAGAGCAATGGGTGCTACGCCCAGGACGAAAAGAAACGAACCATTTGATATTAGAAACTATAATCAAGCTGCTATTGCTATTATGAATCCAAACTTCGATGCATTAGAGGCTCGGAATAGTAAGGAAGAGTATACGCCGTATCAGAATACGACGCGAGTAGTGAAAGCGGGCGATGCACCGAAGAAACGAACGAGACGACGTGTTAGGGGAGGAGGAATTCGATTATGACAATCCTACAAAGGATTATGGAAGAATTAAATATTCGTGAAGTGTACGAAATACCTACCGCTCTAACAAAGACGTTGCTAGATTCGAATACATGTTCGGTACTTTTGAAGGCGATAAAACCGTACTATTCGTATGAAGCGTTACTTACTGAATTTGAAGAACATAGCGCGGATAGAAAAAGCTATATGCAAGATTACACGCCACAATGCGTACTAGATATAATCGGAGGTATTACCCCTGGCGGTGATGTTCGCGATGTGTGCGCAGGAATAGGCGGATTGTCTTTGGCTAAATTTAAGTCGGATAATACCGTAACACTAAGGCTCGAAGAGTATTCAAAGAATGCGATAGCGTTTATGTTGTTTAATCTACTAATAGCTAATATCGATGCGGAAGTAGTAGAGAAGAACGTTCTTACAGGTGAAGAGCTTGCGTACTATAAAGTGGAATCCGCAGCATCTGGCTTTGGCCAAGTAGCTAAAGTAGATATGCTAGGAAGTAAAAAATATGACACCGTGATTAGCAATCCGCCATATAGTCAATCTTGGATTCCACAAATGGATGAACGCTTTGAGGGCTATAAATTAGCCCCAAAGAGTAAAGCCGATTTTGCTTTTATACTTGACGGACTTTATTCGTTAAATGCTTCTGGTACAGCAGCCTTTATCCTGCCGCATGGTGTATTATTCAGAGGGCAAGCAGAAGGCGATATAAGGCGTAAGCTGATTGAGGATAATCTGCTTGATGCGGTCATTGGACTGCCTTCTAATCTGTTTACGAATACAGGGATACCTGTGTGTATATTGGTATTTAAGAAAAATCGCACTAACAAAGACGTATTATTTATCGATGCACAAAAAGACTTCGTTAAGCACAAAAATAAAAACATAATGACCACCGAACAGGTGGAAAAAGTAATTAAAGCGTACAAGGACAGGGCAGATATAGAGCGATATTCTAGTAACATTAGCGTGTCTACTATTTTAGACAATGACTATAATCTGAATATCCCACGCTACATTGACAGCTTTGAACCGGAAGAAATACCAGATGCGGTACAGCTTGCTAAAGAACTTAACGAAATTAATCGAGAAAGCCGTACTTTGGGCTTAGAAATTGCGGAGATGTTAAAGCAATTAGTTTGTACGGATCCTGGCGCGCAGAAAGAGCACGATGAATTTGTAAAAGAATTTACAGAGTTTTTGGTATCCTCTGATAGCGCGTGTACAGTTGAGGAGCAAGAAGCCGTGATAAAAAAAATAGAAGATGTTAAAAAGTATTTACTTCAAAAGATGTTTGTGTAATGTTAAAAAATTACAAGAAAATTAAAATTGAGGAAGTAGCTGATATACTGGGACGACCTAAGAAGAATCAAATATATCCGGAGGACTGCATTTGCTTACAGGTATCTGCTAGTAAAGGTGAATTGCTATATCTAAAAGAAGCGCAACAAGTTGATGCTAAATATGTAGTGATTCAACCACGAAACGTAATCCCCTATTATTTATATTTGGTAATAGAAAAGGCAATGCCTGAATTTTTATATAAATATAGGCAAGGCATAAATATATCAGCTCACGATATCAAACACATGGAGATATTGTGCCACACGGATGTGGAAACGCAGGCTTTAATAAGCATGATGTTCCAATCTATGCATGGCACAAGTCTAAGCGCTCAATATGGGCGCTTTTTTAATGCATGAAAGGAGGTGAAAGGATGGCAGAATGGACAATATATGAGGCAAAAGAGCACTTACAGGCGTGGCTAGAAGCAGATTTAGCGCTGGCAACAGGCAAAGAGTACACCATTGGCAATCGTCGGTTAACTCGTGCGAACGTGCAAGAGGTGAAAGACCGCATCAACTTTTGGCGTAATGAAGTAGCAAGGATAGAGAATAGACCTCGACGTCGTGCATACCGTGTCATTCCGCGGGATATATGAGTAAACGTAAGAAGCAGTTTATGAAAACCGCCGCGGGCAGGCACAAAGCAACGCAATATTCTGGGAGTAAAACAAACTCAGGCTATTCTAATCACGGCGCTAATAGCTTTAAATCTAGCGCCAAAGGGTACCAGGTTAACTCTCAGGATGCAAGGCACGATATCGATGCTAACTTTAGGATGCTACGGGCAAGGTCTGTAGACCTCCAACAAGGGACACCGATTGCAGCTGGCGCACTGAAGACGAATAAAACCAATGTTATTGGTCCGGGCCTACGATTTAAGGCCAATATCCGCTACGAGGAGTTGGGGCTAACGTTCGAAGAAAAGAACGCGTGGGAGCGTAAGACCGAACGAGAGTTTGCGATGTGGGCGAAGCACTGCGATGCACGTGAACAGACTGATTTCTACGGAATTCAGGCTCTAGTGTATTACGAAAAGCTATTGTACGGCGATGCATTTGTAAATTTACCGCTACTATTTACTCGAACGAATAAGAACCCGTACCCTTTACGGTTGCAGATTGTAGAATCGATTCTTGTAGCTTCTCCGCCTAAATATATGGGGCGAGAAGAAGACGAGAATAACGACGTAATTCACGGTGTTAAGTTCAATAAATATGGTGCCGCGGTCGGCTTTTATGTACTAAATAAATTGTACAACGGCTTTAACGATGATCATGACTACACATATATTCCGAAGTATGGCACACAAACTGGACGACGGAATATTATCCAGGTTATGACGATTGAGCGAAGCGGCCAGTTGCGAGGCATCCCTATATTGTCTCCGGTAATCGAGGATTTGAAAGTGCTTAGCCGGTACAATGATGCGGAAGTAATGAAGGTATTAGTCAATGCCTTGATGGCAATCTTCATTGAATCGGAAGCACCGGACGACATGTCACTAGGGACTGCGATTGACGAAGACGATCAAGTGGATGCCGAAAGCGATGAAACAATCGAATTAGGCAACGGCACAGTTAACGTATTGGCGCCTGGTGAAAAAGTGAATGTGGCTGAAAAAACGCCAATACCTTCGAGCTTTGCGGACTTTACGTCCTCACTTATTAGCCACGTAGGTGCGGCGCTAGAAATTCCATATGAGATTTTAGTTAAGCACTTTGGGCAAAGTTACTCCGCATCAAGAGCGGCGTTACTCGAATATTGGAAGTCTGTTGAAACGCAACGCGCCGAATTTATTACTCAATTTTGCAATCCTATTTACGAAGAGTGGCTTACGATGGCCATTCTATTAGGTCGCATTGACGCGCCAGGTTTCTTTGATTATCCCATCATCCGAGAGGCGTGGCTGGGTGCTGAGTGGTACGGACCTTCGCAAGGCCAATTAGACCCGCAGAAGGAAGCTACTGCAGCAGAAATTCGTGTTAAGAACGCATTTAGTACTCGTGCTAAGGAGGCGGCAGAGCTTACGGGCATGGATTATGAAAATGAAATCTTACCACAACGTATTCGTGAACACCAATCTATGGATGAAGGAGGCTTGTTGAATGAACAAGGACAACAAATTTCAGTTCAAAATTCGAACTCCGCTAAATCTGATTCAGGAAGCGGAGACGATTGACGTCGACATTTACGGCGTAGTCATGAATGGTGCCAGTTATTGGGACGAGGATACAGGCGTTTCTAACGTACTATCACAACTTCAAGGATTGGATCCATCGCAAAACATCGTTCTACATGTTAACTCTGTAGGCGGCGAAGTATCGGCGGGCGTTACAATCTACAACCGATTGCGAGCTTTACAAAATAAGAAATCTGTTATTATCGAGGGCCTAGCGGCATCCATTGCTTCTATTATTTCAATGGCAGGCGATGAAATTCATATGGCTTTGGGTAGCGAAATGATGATTCACAATCCAAGCTCATATGCATTTGGTGAAGCAGATGATTTTGAGAAAGCCGCAGAATCATTACGTAAAACAAAAGAAAACCTTATCGATATATACGAAGCCCGCACAGGGTTAACTCGTGAAGAAATCGCAACCATGATGGATGACGAAACTTGGTTAACAGCAAGGGAAGCATTGGAGAAAGGGTTCTGCACAAGTGTAGATGAATCCTTGCAAATGGTTGCCTGCCGTAAAGGCACTGACTTAATTGTCAATGGCTTACCGATGAGTATGGATGTGCTCAAAGGGTTGCCTGTTGATAAATATGAAGAGAAAGGAGAGGAACCAATGGAAGTAACTGCTGAATTGTTACGTACAGATTATGCGGACGTATATGATGAAGTATTTAATGCGGGCGTTGCTGCTGAACGTGCACGTTTACAAGCCCTTGATGGAATTAATAACGAAGCACGCGCAGAGGTAATCAATCGCGCTAAATACGAAACATACGCTACTGTTCAAGATGTAGCTGTTGAATTACTCAATATGCCACAACCTGAACAACCAACTAATCAATTACAGCAATTAATGCAAGATGCTAACAATGCATCTAATCAAGTTGACACGGTCCCTGGTCAAGTGCTTGACGAGGATATCGATGATTCTGAAAAAACAATGCAAATTGTCGATCGTGTAATGAAAGCACGCAATAAGAAATAAGGAGGGCAGACAATATGCCATACGTGGAAGAACAAAAATTAGAGTATAAACCTCTAATCGCTGGCACGCAAATGCCAGTCGTTACAAAAAAAGTAACAATCGGCCAAGACGCCGCAGTAATTACTGCGGGCACAGTATTAGAATTTGAAGCTACAACTAAAAAAGCTAAACGTGCGGATACAGATGTATACGGTGTAGCATTAGCAGATATTGACGCTACAAAAGGTGATGTAGTTGCAGAAATTGCCGTAACCGGTGAATTTGCTACAGCTAATTTAGTATTCAAATCTGGTAAAAAAGCGGAAGACTTCACAGCGAAAGCTGAAGCCCGCAACATTTATTTCCGTTAATAAGGAGGACACATGGATAATATTTACACACCTCAAACACTAGCTGCGGTGGTTCGTCGTACTCCCGATGTGCCATCCTTTTTGAAAGACTTATTTTTCAAAGATACAAAAACATTCTTAACTGAAACTGTTTCCTTTGACATTGTAAAAGGTCGTCGCACTATTACACCTTGGGTAGCGCCAAACTCTACAGCGCCTTTATCTCAACGTACAGGAGTGACTACAACCACTTATAAACCTGCGCAAAAGAAAGAAAAACGTGCTATCACTGAAAACGATATCAAGGTTCGTTTAGCAGGCGAGCAACCATTTGTTGGTACGGTATCTCCTGAAGAACGTGCAATCCAACTCTTAGCGCAAGATACGCAAGAATTAAAGGACAACTTGGTACGCTCTCAAGAAGTTATGGCAGCAGACGTGTTGTTTAATGGCCAAGCACATATTAAAGGCGAAGGTATTGACGACGTTGTAGACTTTAATTTTACAAATAAAGAAACTTTAGCTGGTAATGCGCGTTGGGGACAATCTGCAGCAGAAATCGTGGCCAACATTATTAAATGGAAAAAGAAATGCTTGAAAGCATCTGGCTTTAACCCTAATACGTTGGTTATGAACTCTGAAACATTAGAAGTAATGCTTTCTGATAAAAAAATCTTGGCCTTGTTCGATAACCGTCGTACAGAAATGGGTCTTTTGCAATTTGAACAAATGGCGGAAGGCGCTGTGTATGTAGGCTTCATGGGCGGTCAAATCCAATGTAACGTATTTACATATGATAACTACTACGTAGACCCAACAGATGGCCAAGAAAAGGAAATGGTGCCTTTAGGTAAATTGTTGGTTGCTTCTGATATGGCCAAATTCACTAAATTGTATGGTGCAAATACAATCATCCCTGGCGAAGGTATGGACTTTGTAACTTATGAAGGCGAATACGTAATGCGTCGATTGGTTACACGTGACCCTGATGCGGCATTCTTGGAATTACAATCTCGTCCAATTTACGTTCCATTTGACGTAGATTCCTACTTTGTAGCAGACGTGTTGTAATTGAAAGGAGGTAAGACTGATGCCCGTACAAGCAAAGCATACAATTAATACCGGCGATTATGTATACAATCCCGGCGATATTATCACTGATTTAACTACAGAAGAAGAACAGCGCCTAATTCATTTAGGTGCTGCGATTGTAGTCAGTGAAGATAATACAAGTAACGACGGGGACTCTTTTGCTGAGGCTCTTGGCGTTATGACAAATGCGGATATCACCGATTACGGCAAATCTATTGGTCTTGATTTTGCAAGTAAAGCTACAAAGGAGGACATGATTGCCGATATCCTTGCATCCGATGCAGATATTAACTTGGCACTTTTATCTGATGAAGCACTCCGCGTAATGGCAATCGCTGAACAATTGGATGTTCCTGGCGACGCTACTCGTGAAGAACTCCTTGACGTTTTAGGTGAATAATCATGGGATTTAAGGACTTTGTGCAAAATGATATTGAAAACGTGTTTATCAATACAAATGAATTTGCCGAAGTGCATAATCTAAACGGCACGCATTGCTATGCAGTGGCTGAAGGTCTTACCGATAAGCAGCATGTCGAAATCATGGGCCAGGATATTGATGGGCTGATTTACGACACGATTATAGTACATGTGGCCAAGCGGGATTTACCTGAGGTGCCAGAGTACAATCAAATCTTTCGCTTTGACGGTCGCATTATGTTGGTCCAATCATGCGAAGATGATATGGGCATGCTAAACATTGTCCTTAGGGGGAATAACTCGTGAGTGTAACTATTGACATAAAAGGGCTGAAGGAAGGGCTAGCTAAGATAGATGCGCTAGTCGTTGGTACTCCGAAAACCACAGCAAAAGCTATCAACAAAGCTTTACCTAAAATCAAAAAAGCTGCAGTTGATCGTGTTAACGAAGAGTACCTAGTTACTAAATCGAATATCAATAAAACCATAAAGGTGGATAAGGCGGGCATGACTTTATCTGCCTTTATTCGTTCAAAAGGTAGACCAATAGCCCTTACTAAATTCAGAGTTACGCCAAAAAGCCCGCCTAAACGGAGAGGGCGTATAGTCAAAGCACAAGTAATGCGGAATGGTGGCGGAGGGCCAATCCCTAATGCTTTTATTGCTCGTATGAGAAGTGGACATATCGGGGCAATGTATCGTAAGGGTGCAGACAGGTATCCGATAGGGCAGTTTCACGGCCCATCAGTACCAAGCATATTGGGTGATGCCAAGATATCCGCTTTTGTTGGGAATAAAGCAGAGCAGGAATTGCAAAAGCAAATGGAACTCGCACTTGACACATTAATAGGAGGGTAATCGATGACACCTACGCAATTAGCAACCGATTTGGGGGCGTTCCTAAAACAAGTGCATGCTAACTATTTTAGCGACGATGCACAAGTAAAGGGGAACCCTTTATTAGTTGTACCTGGATTTTTAAAAATGAAAGAATCATCCAAGGAGGACCAATATCCACATCTTGTTATTCGAATTAATAAGATTGAAGATACCTTGCAGGGGTCAACTGTCCAATTATTTCTAATCCATGGCGTGTACTCCGAGGACGTGGAAAAGGGCTGGATGGAGATTACTAATTTCTTAGAAACCACACGGCAAGCATTACTGGCCCATCCTGTTATTGCTAAGCGATACCGTTTAGTGCTGGATGATAAACACGGAATTGATACCGACATCCCTCCGGATCAAGCCTATCCGTATTGGGAGGGATTTATGACAGTTAAATATGATATCGAACAAATACGAGAGGAGATGATTATTTAATGGCAAAAGCTGATGCACCAGTTGAAGTTGTAAATGAAGCAATTGAGACTGCGGAAAAAACAGTTATATCTAAAGATGCTAAACAAGTAATCTACTTAGGTCCTAATAGTGCTGAATTAGGTCTTTCCACAGGTACCGTTTATATTGACGGCATTCCTGCTACTGTAGGTGAAGATAAAGCAATGCTACGCTTATTGTTTGTGCCAATTAATAAGATTGCAGAAGCACAGCAAGAATTAGCAACAGAAGGTACAGCGATGAACACCGCTTACCTTGAATTTAAAAAAGGAGGTCGTAGATAGTGGGAAACTATAGACACGGAATTTATACAAGAGAGGTACCTACTTCTCTTATTTCTATGACAGAAGCTACGGCAGCCTTACCGGTTTATGTTGGTACCGCGCCTGTGCATTTGGCCACAGACCCAGCGGAAGCTAATAAAGCCGTATTGTGCTACAACTACGCATCTGCCACTACTCAATTTGGGTATTCTAAAGAATGGGATAAATACACCTTGTGTGAAGCTATGTATTCCCAATTCTCTTTATTTGGAATGGCGCCGGTTGTTTTTATTAATGTTCTTGATCCGAAGAAACATAAGAAGACGTTAGCGTCTACGGAAAAACAAATCCAGGATAAAGTCGTAACAATTGAAGACCCTGTATTACTCAATACGTTAAAGGTATCTGCTACAAATGGAGGCGCAGCTTCAACTATCAATGTTGATTACACTGCGACATTTAACGATGAAGGCAAATTGCTTATTGGGATTGTATCTACAGGGGCACTTAATAGCGCAACATCTGTTTGGGTATCTTATGATTACGTAGACCCATCTATGGTAACGGCAGATGACATCGTCGGCGGTGTGGATACTGAAGGTAAGCGTAAAGGTTTGGAACTTATCAATGAAGTATTCCCACGATTTGGCTTAATTCCGGGTAATTTATTGGCTCCTGGCTGGTCCCATAATACACTTGTAGCGGCTGTAATGAAAGCAAAGGAAACTACTATTAATGGTATGTTCCAAGCTATGTCCTTATGTGATGCCCCTACCGATGAAATTAAAAAAGCAACTGCAGTTAGCGAATGGAAAAATAAAAAGAACTACGTCGATGAACGTCAAATCTTATGCTGGCCAAAAGTAGCATTAGCTAATCGTCAATTCCATTTATCCACACAGCTCGCAGGTCTTATGGCTAAGACAGACGCTAAATATGACGATATCCCTTACAAGTCTCCATCTAATGAGTCTTTGCAAGCGGATAGCGCTGTGTTGAAAGACGGTACTGAAATCTACTTAGGCCCAGATGAAGCAGCTTACTTGAACGGCCAAGGCGTCGTTACTGCTCTTAATTTCATCGGTGGCTGGAGAGCTTGGGGCAATCGTACAACGGCTTATCCATCTAATACAGATGTTAAGGATTCCTTTATCCCTGTACGTCGTATGTTTAACTGGGTATCCAATACGCTCATTACTTCTTTCTGGTCTAAAATTGACGACCCAGGGAACAAGCGTTTGATTAATAACGTTGTGAACAGTGCCAACGCTTGGCTAAATGGGCATACAGCATCCGGTGCGCTTCTTGGGGCCCGCGTTGAGTTCTTGGAATCTGAAAACCCTACAACAGATTTGTTGAACGGAATTTATCGATTCCATGTATATTTAGGTGTGCCAACACCGGCTCGTGAAATTGATTTTATTCAAGAATATGATTCGTCTTACATGAGCACATTATTTAATTAAGAGGGAGGTAACTCATGGCTAAACATAGAGATAAGTTGATTGACTTTGCCATTTTTAGCTCTGGCAGAGAATTATATGGTTACGCCGATGTAACCTTACCTGATATCGAATTTATCAGCGACACCATCAAGGGCGCGGGCATTGCCGGCGAAGTTGATTTGGGCGTACTTGGTCAAACTAAGGCAATGAACATGTCCATTAAATGGAATACTATTGATAAAGATGTGACCGACCTTGCTAGTCAAAAGGTGCATGATATCGAAATTCGTGGCGCGCAACAATTATATGATTCTGCTAAAGGTGAATTAGTACCGGAAGCGGTTAGCGTATATGCCAAAGTGATGCCTAAGAAAATCGGGCTTGGCAAATTTGAACAGGCAAGTAAAACCGATACCTCTACAGAGTTTGAAATTGTATATTTCAAAATGACTGTTGGCGGTAAAACTCGTACTGAAATTGATAAATTCAACTATGTTTGTGTAATCAATGGCGTTGATTACTTGGCATCTGTAAGGGAGGCATTGGGTAAATAATGGCTACATATGATCGCGAAAAGCTAATTGACGGCTTAAACAATTTAACTGGGTTTGACTTCACAAAGGCGGAACTCCGCGTCCGCCGTGAAGGCGATATGACCCCAGATGTTACATTTTCTAAACGATTTCAGGCAGAAGTTGCCGCCATAGCGTTAAAGGAAAGCGCAAAGGTATTAATGACAATGCCAATCTCTGAATTCACTGAAATGTGCGCAGAGGTAAGCGTTTTTTTATTGCGTGGTTCGGTAGAGAAAATGGGGCTTCTCCCGGACAACAATGCCGAAGAATTGCCATCCGACTTAGAGAGTGCGGAGGCATAGACTTTTGGATGTCTACCCCAATCGCTGAAATAGCAGATTGGATAGATGATTTAGAATTTGTTCTTGAAGATGAAAAGCGCTTGAGGGAGGAAGAGGACTAATCCATCAAGCGCTTTTTGCGTACACAAATTTAAAAGAAAGGAGGAACTATGGCGGGTAAAGTATTTGAGATTGCTTTTGCAATAAACGGCGCCTTAGCCCAAGGGTTTAAGACGTCGATGCAGCAAGCCAAGGGTACGTTGACGCAATACGGCTCTAAAATGACCGAGCTGAAAGCGCAACAAAGGGCTTTGGATTCTGCATTAAAGCAAGGCGTTATTTCCATGGACTCTTACCGCAACGCAACGGAGAAAGTTGGCAAGGCGTTAGACCAAACGGCAGCCAAAGACGCAAAACTCAGAAAAGCAATGCAAAATAAAATTGCCGCTGACGCTAATGCTAAAAGCGCTCGTAGTGATTTAGGCAGTACAATGGCCACTACTGCAGTGATGGCCGCTCCGCTCGTTGGGATGCTATCTAAAGCAGCAGATTTTGAAGCCGTGATGTCAAAGGTAAAAGCAATCACTGTATCCGATGATAAGGCTATGCAACAATTGACGGCCACTGCTCGTGAACTTGGCGAGAAAACAATGTTCTCCGCCACACAAGCAGGCGAAGCGATGATATATCTAGGCATGGCCGGTTGGAACTCTCAACAAATCATGGCAGGTATGCCAGGGCTTTTGAACTTAGCTGCGGCAAGTAATACGGATTTAGCGCGTACTGCTGATATCGTATCTGATGACCTTACTGCCTTTGGATTAAGTGCAGAACACGCAGGCCATATGGCGGACGTATTTGCTAAAACTACAACTAGCACGAATACAACTGTTGAAATGTTAGGTGAAACAATGAAGTACGCAGCGCCAGTAGCACACGCCTTTGGCGCAAGTTTGGAAGAAACGGCCGCGCTTACTGGGCTTATGGCCAATAGTGGTATCAAGGCATCCGCTGCGGGCACAGCCTTACGTTCAGGGTTCTTGCGTTTAGCAGGAACTTCCTCAAAATCGACTAAAGCGATAGAGGAAATGGGGCTTTCATTAAGCGAAGCCACAGCGCAACAAGAAGAGGCCAAAGCCGCATTAGACAGCCTGGGTATTGCTATGAATGATACCAATGGGCCACGCAAGATGAGCGCAATTGTTCGCGATTTAGCCGATAAGACCAAGGACATGAGCAAGGAGCAAAAACTTGCTACCCTTGCGACTATCTTCGGAACCAACGCTGCATCAGCTTGGGTAGCTGTAATTGATCAAGGACCGGATGCGTTAGATAATTTAACGAAAGAACTTGAAAACAGTGACGGCGCAGCTGCTACTATGGCGGAAACAATGCAGAATAATGCGCGCGGCGCTATGATACGGTTGCAATCAGCAACAGAATCCGTGGCAATTTCAATCGGTAGTACTATGCTACCTACTCTTGCCCAATTAGGGGATTCTTTAGCAAACGAAGCAGCATATGTGTCAAAAGTAGCTAGTGAACACCCCGAACTTACTGAAGCGATAATCAAAACAAGCGTTGCAGTAGCGGGTATGGTAATTGCCTATAAAGCCGTGAAAGCTGTTTACTTCAGTGTAACGGCGGCCCATGCGGCTTATCGGCTTATGATGGAATCGGAACGTATGGCAACTATGCGCAATGTGATTGCATCTGGCATCCATAAGGCAGCGATGATAGCCGGCACAGTTGCGACCTATGCGGCCGCGTCGGCGCAATGGTTGTTAAATGCGGCGATGAGTGCTAATCCGATAGGATTGGTGATATTAGCTATTGCCGCATTAATTGGTGTTTTGGCGTGGTTAGTCACTCATTTTGAAATTGTGTCAGATTTCTGTACATCGATGTGGGAATCTCCTACAGCTGCCATCATCGCTTTCATGGCAGGCCCTATAGGGTGGCTGATTTATGCGGCTATGGGGTTAATTGCCAATTGGGACCAAGTAAAAGCCTGGTTCACTCTATTATGGGAAGACCCTAAGGCGGCACTCGGCCAATTCTATGATTGGGTTATGAGTAAGCTAGGAGGGTTGTTTGATTGGATTAGCGAAAAATGGGAATGGGTTAGATCCATTTTCAGTAAGCCAATTCAAGCCAGAGTAGAAGGCACTGCAACGGCGAATGGGCAATCTGTACAGCATAACGCGAAAGGCGGTATTTATGGTAAGGGTTCGTTCCTTACTACATTTGCCGAAGAATCTGCAGAGGCGGCTATTCCACTTAATGGCACGCCAAGAGCTGAAGCATTATGGAAGCAAACTGGCGCTATGATGGGGCTTTTACCTAGTGAAGGTAACTCCGCTGTATCTGTCTCCGCACCGATCAACATCACTATTAATGGTAATGCCGATGCAAGTGCGGTGCAACAAATTAAAAGTGCAGTAGGTGGTGCACTGGATGACCTAGAGGCGCGCCTTGCTGAAATCCAAAACCGGAAGGGGCGTGTAAGTTATGCCTAGTAATTTGCGCTATGTGACTATCAAACTGCAGTATGACCAAAAGGACATCACACAAGACCTGGTTCCGTATTTAAAGGATTTCAGCTTTAATGACGTGATGTCGGGAGAGGCCGATGACATATCCATTACTTTACATGATATAGAAGAGCTTTGGATGTCCGATTGGTTCCCTGAAAAAGGGGCTAAGCTAACCGCATCAATCGTATTTCACAACTGGAATGAACCTGGGGACGAGATAGAGATGAAATGCGGGCAGTTTGAAATAGATGAAATTACCTGTAAGAATCCACCGCATGAAGTCACTATCGGTGCTGTTAGTGTTCCAGATGAATCCAAGTTAAGAGGGGAATTAAAGAGTAAGTCATGGGAGAAGACTACTCTAAAAGCTGTTGCGGAGGAGCTCGCAAAAGGAGCGGGGCTTGAATTGTTTTACGATACACCTGAAACAATCAATTTAGACAGGGTCGAGCAATCGGACCAATCTGATTTAGAATTCTTGATGAAAGTCTGTAAGGATAACGGACTGGCGCTAAAGGTTTCGGATAAGCAAGTGATTATTTTTGATGAAACAAAATTCGAAACAGAAAAAGTAGTTGCAACGCTAATCAAGGGCCCAATGCCTACGGACCTTACAGAAGAACAAATTAAGGAACTAGGGGAAATCATCCCTTATCAGGGTAGCTACTCGTTAAAGACATCGCTAAAGGATGTGTATTGGGGCTGTCACGTAAAGCATAAGAGTACTAAACAAAAGAGTACTATTGAGTATACGTTTAAGGACCCTAACAAAACACAAGGTAAGATATTGCAAGTTAACCAAAGTTGTGAGACACAGGCGGAAGCGGAACGTTTGGCCAAGAAAAAGCTACGAGAAAAGAACAAGAATGAAATCACTGGTTCAGTCGCTATGCTTGGCCATATCGTGTTGGCCGCATCAGCCACAATTAATTTAAAAGGATTCGGTAAATTCGACGGTAAGTATATCATTAGTAAATGCTCCCATAAGGTAGGGGGCGGATATACACAAAGCCTAGATATAAGGAGGTGCCTAGATGGATATTAGTGTGGCGTTAAAAAATTTAATTCGTGACGGCATCGTATCTAGTACGGACCCTTCAACTATGACGGCAAGGGTAACATTTCCGGACCGAGACGATTTAGTATCGTATCCACTCGAAGTACTTTCGCACGGATCACAAAATAATAAACACTACTGGATGCCCGGTGTTGGCGAACAGGTATTGTGTTTGTTTCTACCTCAAGATAATAATTTGTCCCAGGGCTATATCTTAGGCACTACGTATAATGCCAAGGATAAGCCCTCTTTTAATGGGCAGAATATCCACGGCATCAAATTTGCGGACGGCTCGACCGTGTCATATGATGCGGACGGTGGAGGCCTTGTTATTAATTGCACCGGTAATTTAACTATCAATGCTCCTTCAGGGGATGTAGTGGTTAACGGAATTAGTTTAGTATCTCATACACATGGTGGCGTCGTTCCTGGTGGCGGTAATACAGGAACGCCGAATTGATAGGAGGTGAGTAACATATCATTATTTAGTAAATTAGGCAGTACTGCTGCCAACTATAAGAAGAACCTTAATTCACAAGGTTTAAAGAATTTACAAAATACACAATTAGGCGATGTGGCTTACTCTCGCCTATCTAATTTAGCGGATAAGTTTGGCTTGGGTGGATACTTGCCGCAACGCCAATTAGGAAGCTTTGGAAAAATTGTGTTTGTGGCATCCTCCCATACGGTGCGTACGTTCGATGCGTTGGCACGGAATATCAGTGCACGAACAGCGTCTCAAGAAATCATAGGGCAAAAGCCAATACTTGAATTCCTGGGGCCTGATGCAGATGAAATTTCTTTTACAATGAACTTTAATAAGCTATTGGGCGTTGACCCTTTAAAAGAAATTGAAGCAGTGGCCAAGATGTGCCAAGAAGGGCAAGCCGAGCAGTTGATTATTAATGGCAAGCCGTTTAGTGAACATAAATTACTGATTACCAGTATAAGCGCTGCGATGAATACGATTGATAATCGAGGTAATGTATTATCCGCATCTATTAATGTAACGCTGAAGGAGGCTCCCGATATTCCTAAAGTTGTAATCACACCTAAACAAGGAGGCGATACAAATGCAAATTGACGTAAGCGCTCGTCTTGACGGCATTGATTTTGCCCCTAAGGATATTCTTACTGAGATTATTCAAAATGTGCGAACCATTATTTCTACAACGCAATTTTCTGTACCGCTTGATAGGCGATTTGGTATTGATGGTACCGTCATCGACTTGCCTCTACCTGTAGCGATGGCCAGAATATCCGCGGAGGTGATTCGGGCCATTACTGAATATGAGCCACGTTGCAGAGTTGTGTCCGTTGACTTTGAAAGAACGGAAGCAACAGATGCGGAAGAAGGACATTTGTTGCCTAAGGTATCAATTGCTATAAAAGACGAATGGCTAGAAAGTGTAGGTGGCTATGAATCAATATAGAACCATCCAAGGGGATATGTGGGACGGTATTGCATTTAAAGTGTATGGTAGCGAAGCCTATATGAATGTGCTGCTAGAAGCCAATCAAGAGTACGCTCAATATGTGATATTACCTGCTAACCTTATTTTGAAATGCCCTGATGTAGATATAAGGGCGACTATTAATTTACCACCATGGAGGCGATAATAATGAATTTACCAGAAATCAACTTTGTCACGGCGGATAAAGAAGCCGTTGAGAAGGAAATATTCGCCCTCTACGCCTCTGTTACTGGGCGAAAGTTAGCACCGGCGGACCCTATTCGCTTATTCCTATTAACGATTACTAATATTGTGATTTTATTGCTAAACCGCATCAACGATACGGGCAAGCAGAATCTTCTGGCATATGCTAGAGGCAACAACCTAGACCATATAGGTATAGCCCTAGGCGTAGAACGCTTACAAGCTACGGGCGCGGTCACTACTATGAAGTTGACTGCATCAATGGCACGGCCTGAAGGGATAGCTATTCCAAAAGGCACACGCTTCACGTCCGGTGATAATGTGTTTTTTGCAACTACTGAGCCTTACTACTTATCAGCTACTGAAACCATGATACAAGTAAGGGCTGTATGTACGGAAGCTTCAGCTAAAGGGAATGGCTATCCAGTAGGGTCAATTACCATTCTTGTGGATCCAATCCCATATATCGCTAGTGTAACCAATATTACAATCTCAGAAGGTGGTGCTGACACTGAATCAGACGATGCTTTTCGCGAACGTATTAGAGAAGCACCTGAAAGCTTTTCTTGTGCCGGTGCGGAAGGGGCCTATGAGTTTTTTACCAAAAAAGCATCCGCTCTTATTAGTTCCGTAAAAGTGGTATCCCCTAAGCCGGGAGATGTGGTTGTATATCCTGGTCTAGTATCGGGGGAAATTGCTGGAGAAGAAATTCTTAAATTAGTGGAAGCCACTCTCACTGATAAGAAGGTGCGGCCACTTACTGATAATGTGTCTGTAAAAGCGCCAATTGCTAAGAATTATAGTATCGATATTCAGTACTATATTGATTCAGATAATTCGTATTACGCAGACACGATTAAAAGCCGCGTTGATGCGGCTGTTACGGATTACATAACATGGCAATCCGGAAAAGTAGGGCGCGACATCATTCCTTCTGAATTGATTCGGCGTGTAATGGAAGCAGGGGCTAAGCGTGTTAGTGTAACATCGCCTATATTTACCGTCGTGAAAGACGGTAAGAAAGAAGAGGGTTATCAAGTGGAATTGGCGCAGTGTACTGGTAAGACTATCACATATGGAGGTGTAGAGCATGAATGATCTCTACAAATTCAAATTAAAGGATACTCTGCCAAGCTCAATTGCTAATGATGATAATATTCAAGCCTTAGCTGAAGTGGTTACGTTGAAACTTATGGTGTTGATGCCGTTCGTGGATAGACTAACTATCTTGTCGCATCTTAATGAATTAAGCACGCCAATACTTGACGAGTTAGCCTGGCATTTACACGTTGACTTCTACGATGAAGCTGTAGCGAGAGAACAAAAGATTAAATTAATTTTGAGTTCTATCGCTTGGCATCGAAGAAAGGGCACCGTTGGATTAGTAGAAGAAGCTATCGGCGAATTGTATTCAGAATGTGAGGTTGTGGAAAACTGGGCTTATGATGGCGGCAAGCCTTATCATTTTAAGCTGCAGATGTCCGGCTATATGATGACTCCCAATATAAGGGAGCGCGTGCTCCGTATATTAGAATTCGTCAAGAATAAAAGGTCCTGGCTAGATGGTATCGAATATGTGCACGCTATTAATTCAGGTGGCGTGTATGTCGGTGGTATTGCAACAGCTGCGGGCAGTGCTGTAGCTGAACCTAGCTTGAAAATCGCGACAGGCCCACAAACGCAACAGCTTTATGTCGGTGGCGTAATCACAGTTCACCAATTTATTCATATATAGGAGGTCTACATGGCAAAATATCCTGCCGTCATTACAACAATGGCGGGAACAAATACTATTGCGGAAGCTAATGCAAGTAAGCAAGCTTTGATTTTTACAAAAATTGTTATCGGTGCAGGCGACATGCCCGCATCAATTCCACGCGCTACGGCGTTGACTGATAAGCGATTAGAATTAGCGATTACTAAAAGTGTTAAGACGGGTGACGGCCAATTCATGGTACAAGGTCTACTATCGAATAAAAGTCTTGATGCAGGTTTTTACGCTCGAGAAATAGGCCTTATGGCAAAAGCTGGTGAGAATGGGCAAGAGGTGCTTTTCTCCTACACAAATGGGGGCAACTACGTTGACTACATCCCGGATAAGAATACGCCAATGGATAGCTACACATTTACGATTACTACTGTGGTTGGCAATGCGGAAAAGGTGCAAGCAATCATTTCTGATAATGGGGTAGCCTCTGTGCATGATTTGGAAGCGCATAATATGGATCCAGGAGCACACGGGGGGTTACTTCAGAATTTAAAAAATCAATTATCCACTCATAATACTGATGTTTCGGCCCATCCAGCAATTACAGATGCAATCGCCAAAATCCTTGGGGCGACTGACTGGCAAGAAAATCCAGTCGCTACTTTGAAAGATATAAAAACCAAGCTAGGTGAAGGTGGAATAGTGGCGCAACGCTTTGGAGAAAGCGGTTTCGTGAAGTATGCTAATGGATTCACTATCCAATGGGGACAATTCAAAGAAAATCAAACGGCTGTATCTTATCTAATTTCTTATATAGAAATATTTGGCACTGTAACTATGATGAAAGATGAACCTAAGCGATTGTATGAAGCTAGTGTTCGAGCAAATAACATTACTACTACTGGATTCGAATTGCACAGCGGTTATGTTGGGAATCATATTGCAAAAGCTATAAATAATGGGTTTTGGATTAATATAGGTCGCACATAACCAATGGGGATACAAGAAAAGCGTATACGTGTATGATGGAACAACTTATCCTATTACATTTCCTACTGCTTTTGATAATGAGTGTTCAGGCGTTTGGCCATCTATAGAACACAAAACATCGGTAGGAGGTAATGAGGTGTTCTATCATAGCAATAAAAGTACAACAGGATTTACTCTTATTGCTGATGCTAGTCACTCTCCATATACTGTTGACGGTGTAGTCTATTTAGCGATTGGGCATTAAGCAGAAACACCAAACGAAAATACGCTACATTTGATATTGGGGTACTTAAACACAGTGTCATTTGTGAACCATACTTTGAATTTTAATTGGTCATATTCTGTGATTAAATTCCAATCTGCTTCACGTGGATTTTTGTATTCAGCCTTAGCAAAAAAGCAGGTAGAATAAGGAATTATCCAATTATGATATTGTCCATCCTCACCACTTACTCCCCATTGGTTATATTCCAACGAATATACAAGTTATTTCCTTATTTACATAATACGGACTCCAATCTCCACTTAATCCAGCAAAATAACTTGCTTTATTATTTACTTTAGTCCATGGTGCATAGCTAGTAGGGCCGTCATTAAAACAAGCAACACCCGCAATGAAATCTGTACTATATGCTATAGGGAAAGGCAACGGATTATTCTGTGCAGTTTCTTTAGTTTTTACCCATTGGAGGGCATTGGTCAGGATTTGCCAAGAGCAATATAATAATGTTCAAACTTTGCAAATTCGATTTTGTCTAAACTAAGGCGAATGGCATTATCAAAATTGCTAGAAGAACGCTCCGTTGCTGATTCTAATATAGTGCCAACTCCTACATATACTTCCGTAAAAGCAATTGGAAATTGTGTAGGTGATGTATACCACATATCAATACGGCCCCTTTTAACTATTCCCCATTGGTTAGCATATTCCTAGGCATATCCAGCTTATTCCTGTCATGTAATCATCTATTTGTACTTTGAATGATGTTGACGTTTTAGCAATCACAGCACAAGTATGATCTAGTGCATCATTAAAGTTAGTGTTATTAGATTCTCCTACTGGAAGTGCTACGTATTTACCGTTGCAAGGAAGTATCAATGAAATAGAAATAATCCTATTAACATTTTTTCCATCTGCTATATGTCCCCATTGGCTAAAATCCAACAGCACCCCACCGTATAGATGTAACGTTATTTTGCGCAGACATATAAGTGAAGTTATTTATTGTTATTTCCTTAACAGCACTACTGGTCCAACTATCATTATCTAACGTTGACGGCGCTATGTTAGTGACTGCGACGAACGGAGGAAAAGTAAAAGGTATTATAAAGTTACTAGCTCCATCATATATAGTCCTAGCAACTGTAATGTCTGCCTTTCCCCATTGGTTACGATAAGCCTATAGCGATATAACTATGTCCATAAAATCTAAATGCAATATCAGTTGATGTTAGTTTTATTGCATCATCATAATTATTTCCACTTGGACTTCCAGTTGAAGGAGAAATAGACCCCACTGCTTTAAAAGGCGTACTAAATCTAATCGGTAATGTCGCTTTTGATTGATATTCTGATGTATTGTGAGAAGTCTGTCCCCATTGGTTATGAACCTACTGTAATCCAATAAAGCCCTGTACATCTATCGTCTACACAAGCTTTAAATGATGTCAGTGTTTTATCAATTCTACTAATAGCAGTTTCTCTATCTAAATTACTATCGTATGTAGGATTTCCTAAATATTCTGGAACTACAACAGGAATGTATTTATAACTATATGGTAGTAATAAGCTAATAGTAAATTGACGATATGCAGATAGATTATCTGTTTTATATCCCCATTGGTTAAACTCCGATAGATATCCAATGTGTTACAAATCCATTTCTGCTATCACTATGATCTAGTACGAACTTATCATTTTTGTACAAACGCGTACCAGGACAGTTTACGCCTGCACCTTTACTTGCATACACGCCGAATACCTCTTGAGTGTATGCAATAGGAAATGTAACCCAAACAGAATGTGAGTATCTATGAGCAATCTCAGCATTAGTAATAGTAGGGTCATTACGTGATTCGTTTTCAGCTCCCCATTGGTTAACTTTTCCCGACTGCTATGAAGAAATGCTCAAATCGAGCAAATGATATTGTTGTATTTGTGTACTTTATAGCGTTATCGGAGTTATTTGAGGATGGTCCTTTGGCACTATCTGGCAATCCTGTTGTGACTGCATATACATTATTGAATGCAATTGGGAAATTGGTAGTTTGCAAATACCATGAACTATCGTTTCCACGTAGTGATTTTCCCCATTGGTTCTATGGCAATAACTCAATGGCTTTGCGGAGTTCTCGCAATTCTTTATGCGTGTAGACTTTGGTCGTAATATCTCCATGCTTATGGCCGAGAATGGCACGAGTTGCAGTAGGAGATGCGCCGTATTTATCTAATAAGGTGGCTACTGTATGGCGACAGTCATGTGTTGAATGAGAACATTTGATAGCCGTCATTACTGATTTAAACTGCTTGCTAAATTGAGCATAAGAAACAGGTAGTATTTTATCAGATGAATCCTGATACAGAGTTGTAACTATTGGTAATATTCGACTATGAATAGGAATTAACCGATTACGGCCAGCCTCAGTTTTGGATTGACGTACTATAAGACATTTAGTGCGGAGGTTAATATCGTTCTTACATAACGATAGCAATTCACCGCATCTCATACCGGTATAAAGAAGTATTAGAGTGCCATATGTATCGGTAGTATTAAGGCACCATAATCGGTTAATTTGTTGACGAGTGAATGGCTTATGAGGATACACACTAACATCATGGCCAAGGTTTAAGAATGGAGTGTAATCTTTAATATCAACATCATTAACAATTGCATACTTCGATAATAATGAAAGTAATGTGCGGACCTTCTTGGCAGATGCATAAGAAAGGCCATTATCTCTCATATTATCAATCACGCATTGCATATCAGAGTATTTGATTAAGTTAATAGGCATATTAGCAATTGATTGAATATGATCATAGGCAATACGATATGATTCAATGGCTGATTTACTCACGATTCCAACACGAGTAGGCAGCCATTTTTTGTACAAACTTTTAAGCGTTTCAACGCACGCACTTTTGCGGTGCATACGGAGATACGCATTTCTTGGGTAGTGCTTAACAGTACTATTCATATGTTTCTCCTATTAATAACGAAAGGATAAAAGAAATGAACAATTATATTCATGTCCTTGATGCAGATGGACGTCGAATTACGTCCATCGTAGATAATATGATAGTACCTATCGGTGAAGAGGCTTTGCTTGAGCAAGCTAAAGAGCAATATCCTGATGCTGCTCAATATATATATGGCGGAGATACCATGTTAGATGCTTTTCTCGATGGAAAAGTTTATAAAAACGGCATATTCGAAGACGCACCAGTAATTGAATACATCCCAACAAAGGAAGAAAAAATAAACGCCATAAAAGCCGAATATGAACCCCGCTTTAAAACACTAGAAGGAGCTCAACGCAGATTGTTGCTAATGGGTAAACCGACCAACGCTATTAGTGCACAGTACATTAAATTAAACAGTGAAATGGTAGCACGAATCAAGGAGGTGCAATAATATGCCTAAATATATCGGTGATAGTAAAGTTCCAGTAATGGAATTCTGTGAGTACTGTTGGGAAGTTCTTAATGATGATGGAACGTGTCCAACTGTAGGATGCGTGCACAATGATTTACTTTCTTTAAACGAAAGCGAAGCACAAACGGAAGGAGATTAAATGTGGACATGGCAATTCGAACTGAATGACATTCTAACCACGTTGACTATTGTCAGTATAGTTGCGGGAATAGGGTATAAGGTTCTGGTTATTCCGTTGCTCGAAAAACTGGACTTGCAACGAATGCAAGACAATTTGATGTTCCAAGAGAAAATGGGTGTACTTACCGATACGCTAAAAGATTTGAAAGATGAAATTAAATTGTCCCGTGAGCAGCGGACCAAAGCGTACACCGAACACGTAAAATTGACATCTAGGGTCGATGGTATTGAAGCTCGTGTTGATGATATTAAGGAGGAGTTACATGAATATACCACCAAATCTCATCAATGCAATTAAAAAATCATATCAATCTATTAGGGTGGCCAATTTCCACCCTACGGGGGTTCTTGCAACAAGGGCACTAGTACTAATCATGCTAGTGCCTATTCTATTAGTAGTTATCGCCTACTGTATGGCCTTTGCTAAAGGATACGTATCAAATGAAGCTAATAAGCTAATCGACGTAGGTATTAACATTATTGACCATATATTTATTCCTAGTGTATTAACTGCCCTTGTGGGTTTCTTAGCGCTTTGGATAGACAAGGATGGTAACGGTGTTCCCGATCAATTAGAAAAGGAGGATAAACGATGAAAGTATTTATTAATCCAGGACATGATATTAACTTAGATAGTGGTGCAGTCAATCCTGTGTATGGTACACGTGAATGTGACGTCGCTCGTGATGCGGGCAAGATGTTGGCGCGATATTTAGAAACGGCAGGGTGCGAAGTTCGCACTTTACAAGATGATGATTTAGGCCTTGTATGTTCCGAATCTGATTCTTGGGGTGCAGATATATTTGTATCACTCCATTGCAATGCCTTCAACACGCAAGCACGAGGGACTGAAACCCTATATAAATCCTTTAATGGGCAACGCTTGGCTAATGATATCCAATCACAAATTATCCGCAGCATTAATACAGTAGATAGGGGCGTTAAAAAACGTGATGACCTTTGGGTACTAAATGGCACAGATGCAACAGCGGTTCTTGTTGAAATGGCTTTTATTGACAATGAAGAAGACCATGCTATGCTTACGAATGATTTAGATACGATCGTCCGTGCTATTGCACGAGGTATTACCGATTACGCAGGAGGAATGTGATGTATGAAAGAATCAAAAGCTTATTTAATCGCACTCGTAACCGCTATATTCTTATCGGTAGTATTGTGTGCCTCGCCTTGCTTTGCCTCGGATACATCTTCTACCAACCAAGCGGAGGGCACAATAACGATTCCCTTAACACAGTGGAACGAATTGAAAGCCAACAACGCGAAAGCGTTAAGCTTAATCGAGACATCCAGTCTTCCATTGACCGAAGCTCAAAGCTTAGTCATGAAACAAAAGGAAGAATTGAGCGAAGCGCACAATACAATATCGACATTGGAAACCGAATTGATGAAAGCCAAAATGCTATCCATGAAGCAAGAAGTTACCTTGTCAGAAATGCAGAACTCATTGACCGAATTGAAAGGGCAAATAAACAACGACAAGAGAACAATCAAACGACTACGAATGCAACGCAACCTATCCCAGGTAGTGGGAGCGGGAGCGATAATCGGAGTAGTAATTCATCGATGACTGAGAGGTGATCCGTACATCTCCTGAGCAGGAGCAGGTGGACTCCTGGTAGTACAGTAAAACGCAAAAAGCCTACTAACTTAGATAATAACTAAGTTAGTAGGCTCTTTTTTGTTTGTAAAAATCATAAAAAAAGCATTGCATATAACACGGCGAAGTGTTATAATATAATCATAAGGAAGGAGGTGATGCCATTGAAGAAGTTAAGGAAGAAAATAAAAAAATGGCTACCCTTAGTAATAGCTATCATCCAACTAGCAACTGCGGTGATAACGGCGATTAATAAAGAGTAACCACAGGGGCTCGAAAGAGCCCCAATCTTCCTAACTATTATAACAATGGCGAGCATATGATTTCAAGATTAACTTTAATAATTAGCATTATTGCCTTTGTATTATCTGTTTATAATCTATTAGTTATATTGGGAGTATTATAATGAAATTAGCTGATGTAATGACTACACAAGAGGCTGGTGAAAGATGGAATGTGCCGGCCGATTCTATAAAGCAATGCTGCTTAAAAAGATATGCAATTAAACAATTTACTGATGATGAAGCTAGAAAGTCTGGGCGGAATTGGCTTGTAACCCGCCAAGGAATGGAACGATTATATGGGGAGGAACCTAAAATGTTAAAAGTCTACAGTACCGCAACTCAAAAGCCTTGGTTCATGGGAACTGCGGAATCATACAAGGAAGCATGGGACATGATATATGAGCATGAAATGCGTCAATCTCCATGTATCGGTAAGTGGGATAAGGATGCATGGGACGATGGCGACATGGAAGAAGAATTTCCTAATTTCGTATGGCCAGAAGGCGTTGACTACGTTTGGACGGCCGACTGGATAGCGGAAGTTGTTCCGGATCCAAAAGAATACAACGAGGAAGGTGTAAGAGGTCTCATTGATGACTTGCTATTGTCTTATGAGATAACTGAGGAAAAGGACGATTAGCCCTCTAAATCCCTTCAAAGTTTGTATCGGTTGTTTAACCGTTGCTCAACTTTTAGAAGTTGAGTATGTTGAAATATTAATAAAATAGAGGGTTTATATAATTTTATGAATATGTTATATAAACAGATACAATAATACTATAAAGCCGGTAAATATACGTATTTACCGGCTTTATTTATTTACAGATTGTTTTAAATTCTTTAAACTTAGCTTGGTTGCTCAACCGTTGCTCAACTTTTGGCGAAAGTTAAAGATGCGTAATCCTCGCCTAAAAGGATATCCTTGTCAGGTAATTTATTTACTGCAGCTACTAATTCAGACACGTCTTTATGGATATATACTTGATTGGTTACGTCCGAATGTCGATGACCTAATATAGTTTTTGTCGTAGCTTCAGATACACCGATATGAATCAATAGGGTGGCGCATGTATGCCTTCCATCGTGCGGGAGGTGCCCAGGGAAATACTTATTTAAGTAGTTTCGAATAGCTACTAATAAGTGCTTAGGCGTATCTTTCGGAAGTAGATATTCGTGCCGTTGGAAGCTACTTAACTTATACCACTCTTTAATAAATGGTAGGATAGATTCTGCAATCGGGATGATGCGGTTTTTACCTGCCGCGGTTTTACTACCACCGATCATATATCTATCTTTAATGTGGACATCTTTTAGTTTAATGCCTTGGATTTCACCAGGTCGCATCCCTGAATATATGTACACCAATAATATGCGAGCGTCCCGGTCTGTTTTTGCTAACTCCCATAAATGAGATATTTCAACAGGTGTAAAGGGTTTATGAATTTCAGACTTTACCTTTTGAGGAAGCGTTACAAGCGCAGCATAGTTCTTATCAACGATATCATTTTTGATAGCAGCATCAAAAGTCGCTTTCATAGCAGTTTTAATTTGTACTAAAGTTGTATGGCTTTTATCTGCATACCTGTCAATGACGTCTTGCATATGTGCGAGTCTTATATCCTTGATAGGTGTTTTTAGTAGATGCTCAACCTTCTTTTTATTATATAGATACCCGCCTTTTTCTAAAATAACCCCTTTACGTATCTTATCTTCAATCATCCATTCCCAACATTGGCCAAAGGTCGTATCTTTGGTCTCGTATTGCGGGGCGTTAGCGTCATAAGCAGATAGTGCATTATATGCTTCTTTTTGTGTAGCAAATGTGCCTATTGATTTACGCAAGGGTTTACCCTCGGAGTCATATCCAAGGGTCACCACGGCACGGTATGGCTTGCGTAACGGCTTATGTTTCATCTTGTAAACGGATCCTGTTCCGTTGGCTCGTTTCATTGCCATAATATATCCTCCTTGGTATGGTGATTATCCTTAGAGGCATGCTATAATGGTTGTGGAGTAAAAATAGAGTACCTCTAAAGTATGATATTTTTAAAGGCCCTCACTGCGGTGAGGGCTTATTTTTTTTTACCACGAAGCCCACATATTTCCGATTTTGTTGGCGTCAACAAATTCGAAGCAACCCGTATAATGACTGGCTTTTTTCAACAAAAAGACCCATCCTGGTGCGCTGTGGTCGTTAAATCCTGAAGCGTGGATGGGTACTGGTACCTTTATTATATCACGCTGTGCAAAGGGTGATTTAGAAATTATTAATGCTGACAGAGTCTACTTCTCCCGTATCGGCTTTGATTTTTACAAAGAACATGCCGCGAACCATTGCGCCAAATCCATTCTGTGCGTCAACCGTACCACGAACGGTAACGCTATTATCATAACGAATGACTTGCTTTATATCGAATTTAGCCGTGGAAGGTGATTTTAGTCTAGCGGATACCGCGTCTTTAGCGGCTACTTGATACGCTGCTTTTTGTTTATCACTAATATAGACCTTGCTAATATCGTCTGTCTTTTGGCCGTTTTTGTAAACGGTAGAGAAGCTATTTTCGATTTCACTAACTTTATCATCCTTGATGCGGAAGAATGTTTGGCCATACTTTTCATCAACAATGTAATACACGCCTTGCTGGTCTGCTACTTTATTTACATTACCGAACTCAGTGACCCCAACGCTTTGTAATTCGGTAAGTACTTGCTGAGATTGCTCTTTTGATAAACCTGTTGCATCTTTGATATTATCGACTGGCCCTCCGCAACCGGCGATACATAAAGCAGTAATTAAAATCCCTGATACTAACACTTTTTTCATTTTATTGACCTCCCTAAATTTTAGACAGCATATAAGTTCGTCCTATAGGCGCCCAAGCTCCTAGTAAATCTCTAGCACTCTTAAATACGTCGTATTCCGATTTTGTTATACACGATATTACTTGCTCGTAGTCAGATCTTGTTTTTATATAAGGGAAAATATCGCGGAGTTGATTGCTGTAAAAGTTCAAAAGATCTTGGTTAATTGTTGGCGTTTCCCTATACACTTTGCTGCTTGCTAAAGAAGCTGCCTGTTTGCTTAAACCAAATAAATGTCTGTACATAAAATATAGATCCTGAAATGTTGCCGAGTCTTTACGATATTTAGAAATTGCGCCTAAAACTAATGTAGTTGGTGCCAAAATTTCTCTTGTAAACGTATTAGCCTCCCATTCCATTAGCTTTCTTTCGTCTTTACTGCTGTTCTGGCACGCTAATTGGTGCTCACGAATAATGTGACCTGCTTCATGATAAATACTCCATATTTTGCGGGCTTTGGTAGAAACCTCTGAATTATATAATAGATGGAATTGTTGTGTTGATGGTAGATAATATGATACGGCATCATTTGATTGCGTTAATCGATTTAGTTGAAAGGAGCTTACATTATAATCTCTCTCAACTTCTTTGTAAGTCATTATGTTGACTCCGTAGTTATCAACTAAATATTTTAATATGGGTCTGGCTGTTAGTTTTAAATTATTAGTTAGTATTGGTCTAATTTTATTAGCTGTTTGTATCACATTTTCTTTACTAGTCGATATCATCATCCTCAGGCATTTTACCTCCTTGCTTAGTATAAAGATATTGAGCATAAGAACTTAGCTCCTTTTTAGATGCATTGTCTAACGATTTATAGTTTCGTTGTAATGCAATTAAATCAGGATCAAATGAATCATCTAATCGAGAGCCGTCTTCTAATGTGGCTAAGTAGTCCGCAGAAATCCCTAATCCGCTACAAATTTTGAGGATATTATCAATAGATGCTCCGCCTACATTTTTAAGAATAGATAAAAGCGTTGTATAAGGCATGTCTATTGATGCCGCAAATCCTCTAATACTATCTATTTGTAGTATTCGTTCTTTTAAAAATTCTTCTCTTGTCATTGTTTTATACTCCTAACTAATTATCTTGTGCCTAATTATACCATTGTAAACACGATATTTCAATATCTAAACACGATATTTCATATATAAATTAGCTTGCAAAGAATATTAAACAACCTTAAATTTGACATACACGATATTTCGTACTACAATTAAGCCATAAACACACACGAAATATCGTGTATATGCATAGGTATTTAAGTAGATAGAAAGGGGTGAGAAGACATATGTACCCAAATATAAATGCCGAACTTGGCCGTCTAGGTTGGAGTAAGAAGTACTTATCTATTAAGATAGGAATGAGATATATGACTCTAGTAGATAAGTTAAACGGAAAGTATCCTTTACTACTTAGCGAGGCTATTAAAATTAAATCCGCACTCGGCGTAAGTGAGTCTTTAGATTATCTTTTTTTTAAAGAATAGCACGATATTTCGTATATTCAATAGGAAATGGGGTAAAACAGATGAACAGTGAAATACGAATTAAGCAACTGGAAGAACGTGTAGCTTATCTTGAAACAATTGCCCAATCTAGTGCGCACGAAATATTAACAGCGTATATCCACGATGTGGCAGAAAGGTACGGTATACCTTGCGTCAAAGAATACAATCGAAATCGCACTATGTTGGTTTCTTCTAACTTTGAAATCCAATGTAAGAAAACGATTAGTATGGCATTAGGCATTTCTAAGATTTCAAACATATCTCACGACATGCTTTCAGATGCCCGATACATCGTAAATGCCATCGTAGTTGTATATGCACGTCGGCACAACTAGGAGGCGAGTACAATGCAAAAGCGTGACATACAGGCCGTTATCAGCATCTGTCTTTGGATGCTTATGCTAAGCCTATCTGCGGCTGTTAGTATTTTTATCATCATAGTGGCAGCAATCACCGCTTATCACTGGTAGGAAGGAGTTACTTATGATAACTAAAACAATTGCCGTGTGCCAGATGGCCTCGGTATTGGGAAGAACTATGACCGCGATACGTGAATGTATCGCAAGAGATAAATTCCCCTTTGCGCAGTGCTGGCAAACGGAAGGCAAAAAGGGCCGCACCTTTTCAATTGATAGAGAAGGGTTCCGGTTCTACTTGGCCAACACGCTAGGCTGGCCGGAAGAGAAGATTAATGAAGCATTTAAGGAGGCGCACATCGTATGAACGGGTTGCTTAAAGGAATCGGCCTACTGATGATAATCGGTACGGTAGGCAGTTTAGAACTTGACCGCATTGGTTTTGCACAAGCGCTGTTTCAAGTGTTAAGCGGGGTCATGGCTTGGATGGTATCTGAGTACAGAATTGAGGTCAGACGATTGCGCCGTAAATTAATGCGTAGCCGTCAGGTACAGAGCTATAGATTTTAAGGGCGATTCATATGAGAACTCAGCGCTGTGCGAGATGCAATAAGAGGCTAAAAGGCCCCTACCAGTATTGGAACTTTACGACAGGCGCACCGCGCGCCGTGTGTAAAAAAATGTAAAGAAATACATCAACCCGTAAAACAGAGGAGACAGGCATGACAGATCAAGAAATTCTGTACAACACCTATAACGATAGTGGCGTACAGACCAATGAAGAAGTAACGCAATTACTAGGGTGGTCAAACGATAAGGTTCGTAATATCAAAGCAAAATTAAAGATGCGCGGCTTTATCGATTACACTTTTGGTTCGCCGGTTAAAATCCTTAAACCGTATAGGGAGGTAGTAGATACCCCTGAAACGTTTAAGGCCCAAATATACCGCGAAATGCTTGAGGTCTATATGGAAGACTTTAGAACGCAAGATACGTTCAAGGACAGACTTCTAGTAGGTCAAGAAATTCGCATGATTCTTAAATGTGTATAAGGAGGTGATTAAATTGCGAGACTGTACAACGTGCCCTGACAAAGAATACTGCATCCCAGATGAATGCTTAGGCACAAAAAAAATGCCCTCACGCACGGCAATGCGTAAAGGGCACATAGAAAAATATCCATTTAAAGTATATCACATCGTTAAACCGAAAGGAAATAAAACAATGATCGAGTTAAAAATTACCGTAGATAAAGCCGTTGAATTAGAACAAGAAGTGAAAGACCTTTACCAATCCATCGTAGGTGCTCCTGTTAAAGACGTAGAACCAGCGAACTGGACAACTAATGATGTTAAACCAGCTAAGAAGGAAGCCCCTAAAGCCGAGCCTGTTAAAGAAGAAGCACCTGTTCCTAAAGTTGAACCGGTTAAAGAAGAGTCTGCGAAAAAGGAATCAGCAAAAGCTGAAGAACCTAAAGTGGAAGTTCCTAGCCTTGAAGCAACTCGTGAAGCAGTGAAAGACGTAATGGCAAAAGCCGCTGATAAAACGAAAGCAAAAGGCGAATTCAAAGCCTTCTTAGATAGCATCGGCGCTGAAAAGGTAACATCTGCTACCGATGAACAACGTATTCAAATTATGGAATGGGTGGCTAGTCGTGGCTAAGAAACACGCCTTACTCGGGGCATCTAGTAGCGCCAGGTGGCTGGTATGCACACCCTCTGCAAGATTAGAAGCGATGTTCCCAGATGAACAATCACCGTATGCTGCGGAAGGTACTGTAGCACACGATCTGGCTGAATCAATCCTGCGCCATAAGCTGGAGGGCAAAAAAGCGCCTAAGCTAGACGACTACTCTACTGAAATGGTAGAAGCCGTTAACCGATATGTTGACATCTGCGAAGAAAAGGTGAACGAGGCTCGCGCCCGTTCATCTGATGCGGAAGTCATGATTGAAGCAAAGCTCGACTTCTCTCGCTGGGTACCAGAGGGCTTTGGCACAGGCGATATGGTTATCGTAGCCGACGGCATCCTGGAAGTGATTGACCTGAAGTATGGTAAAGGCGTTCCTGTTAGCGCCGTCGAAAATACACAAATGCGACTCTACGCATTAGGTGCTTACGACGTGAACGAGTTCCTATATGACGTTAAATCGGTTCGTATGACCATCGTTCAGCCAAGACTGGACAGTGTGTCTACTGATGAAATGACACTTGAGGAACTGCTCGATTGGGGCGAAGAAATCAAACCAATTGCACAACGGGCCTGGGAAGGTATCGGCGAATGTACGCCTTGCGACTATTGCAATTTCTGCAAAGCTCGGCACACCTGCCGGGCATTAGCTGATACTTGCCTTACGGCTTTCTATAAAGACGGCGGCAAGTTAAATCAATTACTCACGGACAGCGAAGTATCTGACATCCTGGCGATGAAAGATTTAATCACAAAATGGATTAAAGGTGTTTACGACTTTGCCTACGAGAAAGCCTTATCAGGTGAAAAGCAATGGCCTGGATACAAATTAGTAGAAGGTACATCAAGACGTACTATCACGGATCCTGAGGCAGCGGCTAAAACATTACTTGATAATGGCTACAAGGAAGAAGACATTTTTAAACCGCGTGAACTCGAAGGTATCACGAATCTGCAAAAGGTTCTTGGTAAAAAGGGCATCGCAGAATACTTAGAGGCGTATATCGACAAGCCCGAAGGCAAGCCGACACTTGTTCCGGACAGCGATAAACGCCCCGCAATTAATACAGTTGAAACAATGATGAATGAATTTGATGATGAGGTATAAACATGAATAAAACAGTAACAGCGGTACTCGCGATTTCCGCGCTGGCTGTCAATGTAGCCGGCGCAACTAGCAATAATACGGTAGGTGGTACAAATAATACCATATCTACGAATTCTACTAGCTCAGCAGTATGGGGATTTCAAAATAACATCGACGCAAATAATGCGTTGGCGTTTGGCACCAATAATGCTGTAACTGGAGAAAACGGTTTTGCTGGTGGCAACAATGCTACTGCAGCAGGTCGCAATAGTTTTGCATTCGGCAGCCATGCTGAGAGCTTAGTAGAGTACACCATCGCTATTGGTAACCAGGCTCGAACAGCTAGTTACGACAGCGTTGCCATTGGCAACGGTGCTTTCGTATCCGGTGAAAGCTCCGTGGCCTTTGGCAGGTCAAACAATGTGACGGGTGAAAACTCCGTTGCAGTTGGGGCCAACAATGGCACAGTATCCGGTGGTCAGTCCGCCATAGTAGGGTACAACAACAGGATAGGGTCCCAAAAGGAGCAGTTAGTGTTTGGTTCAAATTCCGAATCTAATGGCCAAGGCGCTCTCGTGTTCGGCACACACGCCAAGTCCTTAGCAACTGATGCCGTTGCTTTTGGTAATAATACAATCGCAGATCGTGCCAACTCCGTTGCTATCGGTACCAACGCGGTAACCGATGCTGCGGTAGGTGTTGACGGTATCGACCTTAACGGTACACGTCACATCTTCGCAGGTGAGCAACCTGGCGCAGTGGTATCCTTTGGTTCCAAAGCTCGCACGGGTGCAGGTGGCGTGGCTCAGTATAACCGTCAACTCCAAAATGTGAGTGCCGGCAGAGTGGAAGCTGACAGTTTGGATGCTGTCAATGGTAGCCAACTCTTTGCAGCTTATGACGAGATTAATTCGTTGGGCACAAAGGTACGCACTAACACATCTGATATCAGCACTCTTCAAGTCACATCTGCTGACCATGAAGGCCGAATTACTGCACTTGAACAACGTACCTATAATATGGCCGGTGAAATTAACAACCGCATCAATGCAACCGAACAACGCATTAATAAATTGGGCGCATCTAGCGCAGCATTAGCTGGGCTCCATCCTTTGGAGTTCAACAGAAATGATAAGGTCGGTTATTCAATTAGCTATGGCCATTATCGTAACAGCAACGCCGTAGCCCTTGGGGTGTTCGCTAGACCTAATGAGCGTATCATGTTAGGCTTCGGAGCTACGTTAGGCGCTGAGAATCAATACAATGTAAGCGTTTCTTTTAAAACAGGAAGGGGCGCGGACTACGTAGCAGAAGCAAGGGATGCACAAAGCCGTATCTCTAAGCTAGAAGCATTAGTAGCGAAGCTAATGACGGAGGTTGAAAAATGATTTCCGTACGAGCTATCGCTATAGAGCTTCATGAACGGGGGCATTACCTCGACGAGCTTTACCAAATTACTATTGCCTATGCCACTAGCTTATACACGCGATATTGTACGGTAGATGCTAGATGCGACGCGATAGAACTTAGCTATCAAACGGAAGAGGAGTTAGACCCGTATGAGTATCCTTGGTTAGAGGATGAGGAGTGGGACCGACTCGATGATGAACGTTCTGATATCGAAGATGAATTAGATGAATTGTTTAATACAGTAATAGGGTTTGATTACGAACATAACCCATTTAAGAAATAAGGAGACAGTAACATGGCTAAATTAACAACTGGTGTAGTAAGACTTTCCTATGCAAACATCGCTCAACCGCGTAAAAACGCTGACGGCAAAGCAAAATATAGTTCCCAAATTATTATCGATAAAACAGATAAAAAGACTATCAAAGAATTTGGACGTGCGATTGAAGAACTTAAAGCGGATCCAAAAGCGATTGCTAAAGTGGAAGGCAAAGCAGCTTACCTTAAATTGAACTTACGTGATGGCGATACAGACGAAGCAGTAGCGGACCAACCGGAAACCTATGCTGGTAAATTCTTCATTAACGCTAATAGCGATAAGCAACCTATCGTATTTAATCGTGACAAAAACAAAATAGATGACTTCGACATCGAAGAAGAAATCTATTCTGGCGTATATGCGCAGGTCGCACTTTCTGTATTCGCTTACAATTTCAACGGTAAAAAAGGCGTAGGGTTTGGTCTAAATGGTATTCGTAAAGTCAAAGATGGCGAACGCCTTGGTGGTGTTCACGTATCCGCTGATGACTTTGGTGATGATGATTTAGGCGACCTAGACGATGATGACGATTTAATCTAAGGAGGCAATTATGGAGCTCAGTATTGATGTGGAAACCTATTGCGCATGCCCTATTAAATATGGGGCGCAGCGATACGTTGACGATACAACATTTGAAATACTGCTCTTTGCCTATAGCTTTGATGATGAACCAGTCGAAGTAATTGATATGACAAAGGATCCACTGCCCGATAGGGTGGTGGACGCTTTGTATAACAAGGAAATTACAAAGACCGCATTCAATGCAGCATTTGAAATGCTGTGCCTAAAAAAGTACTTCCCTGATGCGGACTACACGAATTGGGAATGTACCTCTGTGCTAGCGTTATACTGCAGTTTACCGGCAAGCCTCGATAATGTGTCCAAGGCTTTGAAATTAGGAGAAGCCAAGGATTCACGAGGTAAACGATTGATTCAATTCTTTTCCGTTCCACGTAAGCCTACTAAGACGAATCCTAAGACACGGAATATGCCTGAGGATGCGCCGGATAAATGGGCAGAGTTTATAGAATACAACCGGCAGGACGTAGTGGTTGAAAAGGCCATTCGTAAACGCCTGCTTTCATTGAAACCGCCTGCCATTGAACATGAATATTGGCTATTGGATCAGGCCATTAACTGGAGAGGTGTAAAAGTAGATATGGACCTCGTCGATGCCGCGCTTCAATGTAACGATGAAATAGTAGAAAAGGCCACCGCATCATCGGAACGGCTAACAGGGCTAGATAATCCCAATAGTACATTGCAGCTTAAGGATTGGATATCTGATCGGCTTGGCTATGAAGTCGAGACCATGCGAAAAGATGACGTGTCAAATCTACTGTCACAAGATATTCCTTCTGATGTGCGTACCGTGCTGAAGAACAGACAAGTACTGGGCAACTCTTCAATTAAAAAGTACTTGGCCATGAAAAACGCAGTATGTTCCGATGGACGTATCCACGGCATGCTTCAGTTTTATGGAGCCATGAGAAGCGGACGATGGGCGGGGCGTGTAGTACAACTACAGAACCTCCCGCGTAACTACCTAGAAGATTTAGATACAGCTCGGGACATTCTTAAAAGTAGAGATGTAGAATTACTAGACCTACTTTATGGAAACCCTGGTGATGTGATTAAGCAACTCATTCGTACGGCTCTTGTAGCCGAAGAAGGCCACCGCTTTATAGTAGCTGATTTCAGTGCTATTGAAGCACGTGTTATCGCCTGGCTCGCTCACGAGCAGTGGCGACAGGATGTATTCGCGCAAGGTGGTGACATCTACTGCGCATCAGCTTCTAGTATGTTCCATGTACCAGTTGAGAAGCATGGGGTGAACGGGCATCTTCGACAAAAGGGTAAGGTTGCCGAATTGGCGCTCGGCTATGGTGGCGGCGTAGGGGCCATGAAATCGATGGACTCAAAAGGGGAAATTCCAGAATCAGAACTTCCCGGTATCATCGAAGCATGGAGAAGAGCCAGTCCACGAATTACGAGATTTTGGAAGGATGCAGATACTGCAGCTAAGAAAGTTGTAAAGACGGGCGAACCTGTACGAATTAGGCAAGGTAATATTCGATTCTTTAAATTGAAAGGGTTTATGTTTATCGAATTACCGTCCGGACGTAGACTTGCTTACGCAAGACCTAGAATAGGGCTTAACCGATTCGGCAGTGAATCGATTGAGTACGACGGCATGGATCAGGTTAAGAATACCTGGGGCAGAGTCGAAACCTACGGCGGAAAGCTCGTCGAAAACATTGTACAAGCCGTTGCAAGGGATTGCTTGGCCGCATCCATGCTAAGACTGGCCAAAGCTGGTTATAAGATTGTAGCCCATATCCATGACGAGGTGGTTATTGAAGCACCTATAGGTGAAGGTAGTTTAGATGAAGTCATAGACATTATGTGTAAACCTGAGCCCTGGAATGAGGGCCTTATATTAAATGCAGCGGGGTTTGAAAACCCGTATTATATGAAAGACTAGGAGGAAGTCATTATGATTAACAAAGAACAAATTAAACAACAACGCGAAGCCATTGACAGCTTATATGAATTAGTAAAAAACGCACCTGCTAGCGAACGTAAAGACGCAGCTATGGCGTACTGCGAAGGTTGTATCGCTGCTTGTGATTTAGGGCTTAAAGTACTCAACGGTAAAAAAGCAGAGCCCGCAAAGACTGAAGAAACGCCAGCCGTAGATGACGCTCCTAAAGTAGAAGAGAAACCCGTTGAAAAACCTAAGCGTAAGCGTACTACTAAAAAGAAAACTCCTGTAGAGGAAGTCCTTCCTGTTGAAGATGCTCCTGTAGTTGATGAAGAAGACGATTTAGACGATTTGTTATAAGAAAGAGGTTAGCGCCTTATGAAGGTATTATTTAGTTTGTCAGTCAAAAAGCTGTATGACCTAGTACGGCGCAAGCAAGTGAACTCTTGGTCACCTGCTGTACATTACCACGTAGATTGCGGGCAATCCTTTGCCTGCTTGTGGCCTTCCGTGTCATCCGGTATGGGCAAAATCGTAGACCCCTATATGTCAAATGAGTTTTATTGCCCGCAATGTGGTGAACTCATTCACACAAATGATGATTGTGTTGCTGAGGTTTCGAGTAATGATAATATTCCGCTTGATATTGAACTTTCAATCATCGATAGGGGATCAATATTAGACGTTAAATTCGACTACCACACAGTGTATGTCGATAATGATATGCAGTCGATTTACCCCGGATACAAACCGCATCTTATCGACATATTGCGTTTTGATTTTAAACAAGGAAAAGTATTCCTGGTTCAAAAGAAACGCACTCGTGCCGATATAGTATCTGAAATCGAGCCTAATATATCGTGCTTTTATTCAAAGTCATTACCCTTACGATGGCTTGTAACAACTCCAAATTGTCGGTTAGCCGAACATAAAAACGAGCTAAAGACTTTTGCCAAAGTGCTAAAGGATGCCTATTTTACTAAGTTATCTAAAAAGGTAGGTTACAAAGTTAAGGTAATTAGACAGGGTGTTTTATTATCGGCCAAATATGGGGCGATTGATAACTTACTACACAACCTAATTTGGAAAATGCATGCACCAGATGCGCCTGCTCTAAACGATGTATTAGTTAAAGACTATGACACCTATTTTAGACCATTCGGATCTGACAAGGTGGGCACTTTAAGTATTACGGAATTAACGGGCACCGGGACCCCTTTTATTAAAGCTCTAATCCAGCTTTATGAATTACCAGATAAGCGCTGGGTTAGAAGGTTGCTGTCAATACGTCCTTTCTTTTATGTGAAAGTAATTAAGACAGCCAGCAAGATATTCAAAAGCATGGATTATCAAAAGGCCTTTACAGACCTCGTAGCGGAGGAAGGCGGAGGCACGGGATATATTCAATCGTGGCCAATATGGAATAGCGAACAGGCCTTGCTTATGTTTACAAAATTCTTATCCATCATGATGCACCAATACGGTGAGCGGCGTACTCTATTGTTTATTAAAAATGCTGATTCCTATTCTGAAATTAAAGATACATCTGATATGTATCTTAGATTATCAAGAAGCAAGAAGAAAGAAGTTTGGGCTAGACGAATTCAAATTAAAGACCTGCATGACGAGATTGTGTGCTTATCTAAATTTGAAGAAGCCGAAAATTTACCAGTGCAACAGAGTTTACGCCATAAAAAATTAGCAGATTCAGTTGAAGGGCTTACTTTCAATGTGATCAAATCAACGCACGGCATCATCCGATTAGGTGTGCAATTGAATAATTGTGTTGGTACTTATGTCGATAAGGTAAAAGCTGGAACGTGTGCCATCGTAGGTGTCTATAAAAGCGATAAGCCTGTAGCATGTATTGAAGTTAATCCTAGCAAGGATACAGATAACTTCGTTGAAATACATCAGGCCAAGTTAAAAAATAACAGATGTGTTAGCGATAACCACGATGTCAATTATGCTGTATGCCAATGGGTTAAAAAGCATAAATTACAAGTACCCCAATTTATAAGAGACATCCAATTTGCGAAGGGGGGAGCGATGTAATATGGATACAAATATCATCATAGCTACGGGCAGAAATCGCTCCGCCCGTAGCTGGAAGTCTCAGAAAATGACTTGGAGTGCGTTGGCCAACAAATTATCCACGCCAACAGTAACCAATGAAACGGCTGCTGAATATGTCAAAATGCCTAAGGACGAAAAAGGCCGAAGGAAAGATGTGGGCGGTTTCGTAGGTGGTTATATCCCCAATAATGGTAGACGAGTTAGAGGGGAAGTCAAAGAAAGATATTTGATTACTCTTGATGCGGATTCACCTAGCGAGGATTTTATTTCGAACCTTGATTTGGAACTAGGAGATATGGAATACGTGCTATACAGTACGCACAGCCATACCCCTGATAATCCACGATACCGCATCATCATTCCGACCGATAGAGTGATGTCTCCTGATGAGTACCAAGCAGTCTCGAGACGTATCGCCGATAATATTGGTATCGAATCTTTCGATTCCTCAACGCATCAGGCGGAGCGCCTTATGTATTGGCCGAGTTGCCCTAAAGATGTTAAATATGTATACCAACATAATGAAGGCAAGCTAATTTCAGTCGATACGTATTTAAGTACATACAGGGACTGGCGTGATACGAGCCTTTGGCCAACATCAAGTAAAGAATCTCAAATCAGGCTGGATGCAGCGAAAAAGCAAGGTAATCCATTAGAGAAAAAAAGCCTACTGGGTGCATTTTGTAGATGTTACAGTATCACAGAAGCGATACATAAGTTTCTACCAGATGTCTATGCGCCAACGCAGCACGAGGACCGGTACACGTATACAGAAGGCAGCTCAGTAGCAGGCCTAGTTATCTACGATAATGACACGTTTGCTTACTCGAACCATGCAACTGACCCTATCAGTGGTAAGCTCGTCAATGCGTTTGACCTAGTACGAATTCACTTATTTGGTGCCGAAGATACCGACGCGGATCCGCGCACCAAAGTAACAGACCTACCGAGTTATAAGGCGATGCTTGATTTTGTTAACGAAGACGGCGCCGCGCCTGTACTGCTCGATAAGGAGCGTATGGCTGATATGGAGTTTGAAGATATCACGGACGAGGATGAAGACTTTCTCGAAAAACTTAAACGTGACCGCCGTGGTACACCTGAATCAGATGTATTCAACTGCTTAATCGTTCTTAAATACGACCCAGCGTTAAAAGGTAAAACCCGCCTTGACGAATTCGCACACCGATTAGTTGTCATTGACGATTTGCCTTGGCGGGGTAAAGATGAGACACCGTACTGGACTGATACAGACGATGCGTGTTTACGTAATTACTTCGCTACGAAATACCTAATCAAAGGTAAAGGTATTATCGACGATGCCTTACAGGAAGTAACACAAGCCAACAAATTCCATCCTGTGCGTGAGTACCTAACAGGACTAACCTGGGACGGCGAATGTAGAGTCGATACTCTCTTTATCGACTACATCGGCGCAGAGGATACCGAATACATCAGGGCTGTTACTCGTAAATGGATGTGTGGCGCTGTAGCACGTGTTATGGTGCCTGGTATCAAGTTCGATACGGCTATCGTATTATACGGAGCGCAGGGCTTAGGGAAATCCCTTATCTTAGAGCGTTTGGGGCGTAAATGGTTCAATAATTCATTGGTTGATATCAAGACCAAAGATGCCCTTGAACAAATCCAGGGCTCTTGGATTAATGAACTCGCGGAACTGGCACCGACCTACAAGAACGATAATGAAATCGTAAAGGCCTTTATCAGCCGTACATCCGACCGATTCAGGTCACCGTATGGCAGGCGCACCGAAGAGTACCCTCGCCAGTGTGTGTTCGCAGGTTCCACCAATAATCTTATGTTCTTAAAGGATAGAACCGGTAACCGCCGATTCTGGCCAATCACAGGCGACAAAGATCGTAAGACGAAAAACGCCTGGGACATAACGCAAGATGACATCGACCAATTATGGGCGGAGGCTTATTATTACTGGTCTAACGGTGAATCCTTAGTACTCGAGGGAGACCTTGAGGAAGAAGCCTTAAGAATCCAATTATCACACACAGAAGGTGGTGAACTCGTAGGTCTCATTGAAGAATACCTTGATATGTTATTACCTGAAGACTGGGAGTCACTAGATATCTTTGATAGACGCGATTATATTAGGAACTATGGCGATGACAATCATTGTGGTTCAGTGCAGCGGGAGCGGGTGTGTGCCCTTGAGATATGGTGTGAAGTGATGGAGGGGGACAGGAAGAACCTGCAGAACGCAAAGGCTAGGGAGATTACAGACATACTCCAAGCAATGCGAGGATGGAACCCTTATACAAAAGGAACTGGTAAAGCACGGTTTGGCAGGCTTTACGGCCCTCAGAGAGCGTTTGTAAGGGAAGGTACAGACCTTCTATCAATTTATAAACGCAATCACGAAAAGTAGGTGTGTCCAATTATTTGAGGTGTGTCCAATTATTTAATAGATACAAATGTTTGTAAAAATAATTATTCAAGCCTATACATTGATAAGTTTTGATATAGTGTAATAATTGGACACACCAAACACGTCTGGACACACTAATCGGACACGGGCAAAAAGCAGATAACTGCTAATCAAATTAATATTATGTGTCTAGTGTGTCCAATTATTTATATAAAAAATAAAAAATAAATATATGAATAATCGTATGTATACGTATACACGTGAAAAACGCGAATACGCGTATATATATATTCTGGCAAAAAATCGGACAAATTGGACACACCCCCCCCTAAACACAGTAATGGTGTGGGTTTGTAGGCGTGTCCGAGGGTGTGTCCAATTATTAAATGAGAACGAGGTGAGAACGTGGAAAAAGATATCGAGCGATGGCTAGGAAATCAACTCAAAAATCTGGGGTGCATATATATGAAATTCGTATCACCAGGAAATGATGGGGTGCCGGATCGGATTGTAATCTTACCAGGTGGCCTAGTCGTGTTCGCTGAGCTAAAGGACGAGAAAGGGCGATTAAGGCCTAACCAACGCGTACAGATAGAACGGATGCGAAAGCTTGGCGCTAGTGTTTCCGTAGTTACCGGTAAATTAGGGGCTACATTGTTTGTTGATGATATAAGAAGGGCGATTCATGAACTTTCATCCACACGAATATCAAAAAATAGCAATTCAAAGAATCATTGACCATACACACTATGGGCTGTTACTTGATATGGGCTTAGGGAAGACCATTTCTACCTTAATCGCTATCGAGCAGCTAATGTATGACAAATTCGATATTAAGAAAGTACTTCTTATCGCCCCTAAGAAAGTAGCTGAATCGACATGGGTACAAGAGGCTAACAAATGGAATGAAACGAGTCATTTGAAAATAGCCTCTGTGCTAGGACCTGAAAAGGACCGCATTAAAGCCCTTCAAAGTGATTCAGACATCTATGTGATGAATCGTGAGAATGTGCAATGGCTGTATGAGTATTATCATAAGAAGCCGTTCCCTTTTGACATGCTTGTTATCGATGAAAGTTCATCGTTTAAGAATCCGCAGGCCAAACGGTTCAAAGCTATGCGTAAGATGAGGCCTTTCTTCAAACGATTAGTCATTCTAACCGGTACACCGGCACCGAATACGTTAATGGATGTATGGGCGCAGATGTATTTGTTAGATGGAGGTAAAAGACTAGGTAAAACCCTTACTGAGTATCGATTACGATATTTTACACCGGATAAGACAAATGGACATATCGTGTACAGCTATCGACTACTACCAGGTGGCGATAAAGCGATATTCTATAAGATGCAAGACATCTGTATGAGCTTAAAAGCTAAGGATTATCTAACACTGCCAGAACGTATCGAAAATGTCATCACAGTGGAAATGAATCCCAAAGAATGGGCGCTTTACAAAGAAATGGAACGTGATCACGTTCTAAGCTTAGTTGGTGAAGACGACGTAAGTGCACTCAATGCAGCATCCTTAGCGGGCAAATTATTACAACTGGCTAACGGGGCCATCTATACAGATGATGGTGAAACAATTATCGTCCACAATGAAAAAGTGGAGCGGTTAAAAGAATTAGTAGAAACGAATGAAGGTAAACCGATGTTAGTATTCTACAATTTCAAACATGACTTGCAAGCGATTAAAGAGGCCTTTCCAAAAGCTGTCGAATTAAAGACCGACGATGATGTAGCTGAGTGGAACAAAGGAAACATTCAAATGTTATTGGCACACCCCGCATCAGCAGGATACGGACTAAACCTTCAAGCTGGTGGCAACATCATTGTCTGGTATGGATTAACGTGGAGCCTAGAACAATATCAACAAGCTAATGCAAGGCTACACCGGCAGGGTCAAACGCAACCGGTTATTATCCATCATCTAGTAACAAAAGGAACGATGGACGAGCAAGTGATGAAAGCATTAGAGCGTAAGGAAGTAGGGCAAGATGCACTACTCGAAGCTATCAAATATCGTAAAGAGTTGTATAAGGAGTAACACGCTATGCAAAAAAAATGTAGAAAGTGCGGTACGAAGTTTACGGTTAAAACTTCGGAAGATTATTGTCCGGAGTGCATGGAAGTTATGACGCCTCCGCCAGCAGGCACTAAATTAGAAGTTAGGGATTGCGAAGGCTGCGGAGAGCCGTTTGAATATTTTAGAAAGCCCCAGGGCCGACCGCGTAAATATTGCCCTGATTGTGCAATTAAATTCTGT